GTATACTTGCAGAAATACCAGTTCTTGCTCCACCTTTAATTTGATCTTGTCCCGTTTCATGTTCATAGTAAACTGTAACACCATCTGTATTACCAACGGTTGAATCACTTGTAGCACTTGAATCATATTCAGTACCATGTGGTTTGCCAAATATAGAAGAATCAAACCAAGATGATCTAGCTAAAGAACTTGTAGTCCATACTGGTCGTTCAGGCGTTGAATCCATATAGTTATAAGTTACTGATCTATTATTAGATGCAGCACCACTACCAGGATAGAACCATGTAACTTCACCAAATAGGTTATTCAATCCTGCATAGATATGATTTTTAGGAACTGTATTAATATCGTCATAAACATAGTCTTCAACTAAACATGCTAAAGATTCTAGTTTACCAGTATATCTAAAGAAACCATTTTCTGACATCCAGTAAGCAGAACCATCAACCTCAACAGCTGCGTTCTTACCAATCAACCCACAGTTTGTTCCAACTTGTTGAAATGAAAAAGTAAAAGGAGCACCAACGAATCTCATAATAAACAAAGATGTATCAGTCCAAACGTAAATAGCATCTCGACCTCTTATAGCTCCCACGATCCGTGTTCCATCGGCCAGTCTTTGTGTACCAGCAGTATTGGTTGCTGAAGGTGCATATGATGTTGCTGCATTAATTGATTCTTGGTCGGAAAATCTAATGTACATATCATCTTGAGTTGAAGATGTTCCAATTGTGGTTTCTGTTCCAAAAAATACTAAGTGTCTATCAGGTGTTGAAACTAATGTTTGAACTGCTGCTGTTGGTGCATTAGCAACAATTGTTGCTCTTGTTGATGTGGCACCCGTTGCATCTGAATCCCATTCAAAAGTTGCACCATCAACGATAGTTGCAATAAGTTTATTGCCATAATTGTCCAAGGACCAAAGTCCTGGAGCTGTAATAATATCACCTGTTTGCGATGCACCCCATTTTGTATATTCAGAAGCATCAGTTACTGTTGCTCCATCAGAGTGCGCTGCAGCTGTCGTGTTATCCGATCCTCTAGTTAAACCTGATAAAGTTCCTGTACCAGTAGTGTTTGTTGTATAAGCAATACGCTCATCATTTATTAAAACTGTTCCTGAAGCAGGAAAACCTGTTGAATCATCTAATACAATACTACTTGAAGAATTTGTTAAAGCACCATCTAAAGTATCAAAAACTTCTCCAGCTACAGTACCTCCCCATAAACCTAGTCCCCAACCAGCTGCTGATGCCTCAGTTGCAGGTCCAATTGAATAAAAATGTTGAACTCTTATTCCACCAGAAGTACTTGCCCCTGATCCAGATTCAGCTGATCCCATTTCAATTGTTAGCGTTGTTGAAGTTGGAACCGTTGTTACCATAAAATTGGTATCGTCAAAATCACTAGAACTAAAATCAGAATCAGTAATAGCTGTAAAATTATCTAATCGGATAATATCATATTTAGATATATTATGATCAGATGAAAAAGTTAACGTAACAGTTGCATCACTTTGTGTTGTAGTAAAAGCATTAGTTAAAGTTGTTGTAGATTTGATAGGAGTAATGTCATAAAATGCTCCTCCAGAATATACATATAAAAATCTGTTTGTACCTAATGCGGCATACTTAATACCTGAAGCATTAACAAAATGATGAAGGGCTGTATTTCTACCTGTAAGAGTATTATCTCCTAATTGAGCCCAACCCCCTATTTTTTCAGGAGAGCCATATCTAAAACGAACATAATCACCACTAACCCATTGGCCTTCACCACCAGTCGCTGTGACTTGTTTATTAAATCCAGGTTGAAATCTTAATTTTTGTAGCATAATTATCTCGCGTTTCCAGGTACTCCATTAGAATTTACGAACGGTGCTTCCGCAAACGCCATATACACATAAGTATTATTATTTCCATTACATCTATCAGCACTACCATTCCATCTCCATTTGAAACCATTAGCAGTAAAATCGCAATCGTAATTAGTTCCCCAATCTGCTTCTGTTTGAGCATTACTCGCACAAAGAACTATATCAACAGGATTATAAGTATTAGCTCCTCTTTTATTATCAAATACTATCCATTCTCCAGCAGAAGAATTATCAGATCGCTTCACCATCAACCAAGCCACACGAAAACCGGTGTGAATAAATGTTCCATCAGCATTTCCGTTGCCGGTGTAGGTACCGAATTTGCTGAAACCTTGTTTTTCTGCCCAACAATAAGCTATATGAGTAATTGTATTTTTATTTATAGCATCAGTAGTACCTAAAGAAAAAACTGAAGAAGTAGGTGCAGTGTCATTCCAAAATACTGAATCATCAACAGTTGCATCAGAATTATTTATACTTAAATAATCTGTTTCTGGTGCAGATGTATTTCTATGATGATACATTCCGTAACCAAAAACCCCACCCCTAGATTTAACTAATACAACACCTGGTACAGCAGAAAGTGAATGGCTTATTGTTCTGTTAGTAGCATTTCCTGTATATCCAACTATATCAAACCCAGCAGTTGCACTCTCTTTCCAGCACCAAGCTACATAAGTTTGAGAAGCACTTTGATTTGAATTTCCATTATCGCCTAAACCAAAACCATCGCTATCAAACGAGGTAATTAAATTTGTATTTGTTTCTTCAGCGTCAGTATCATCTGATTTTAATTTTTTAGTAGTTCCTCTAACTGAATCTGTAATCGCATGAGACGATCCAGCATTACGTTCCTTTATCCAAATTAAATCCGGTTGCATATCTGTACTGCCAGGCAAAGTTATAGACTGTGTACTTCCATTTCCGGTGTAGGTTACTGCCTGAAAATATGCTTCTGGATCGTCTATTGATGTATAAGCCATTATCCGTACTCCGCTAAATTTTTAGTACATAAGCTATAAAATCCCGATGGAACGCTGTATTCAAAATTTCCATATCCATCGCCATCGTTATTTGCTGATGAAACTGTAAAAGCTGAACATCCACCAAAATTATATTCAAGAATATCTGTATTTCCAGTTGTTATATTGTGAAAAGGTGTTACAAATCTTGTATCAGCATCAGAAAAATCTTTTATTTCATTTGAACCAGCAGCAGGATCACCACTATTCATCCACGTGCCATTTTTACCAAACCAAATTTTTTCATTATCAACATCAACTGCTACAGATAAGATGTCATTATCTGCCAAAGAAGTAGTAAGATTTGTGTCGATAGTAGCTCCATTAAATCTCATATCATTACCATTACCAAAACTATTTACTATACCAGCAACTTCTAACATAGCGTTAGGTGTAACTGTATTATCAGGCAAAACATTTCTATCTGTATCTGTAAGAATACCGACTTCAGGTCTATCTACACATTTTACTTCCCAATACCATTTGCCCGTTGAAACAGCAAAAGTTCCAACAGAACCTTGGTCATTTCCACTATTGTTTTGATGACGACAATTACCTTGACTAAAAGTAATAGTTGGACTACTTGCATTTGGATCTAAAGTACAAAAATTATTCGTTGGCGAATCACTTGCCTGGTCTTCTGCAGCTAGGTTGACCTCGGTCAGGTCCGTGCCCCCGTTTGCGTCGTTCCCAAGGTTACTACTATCTTCAAAATCTAAATAAAAACCATTTGTTCCAAAAGTTAAACCTGATACATCTTTCGGTTGCCAAATTGTTGGAGAATCTTCGTTAAATTCTCCGAATGATGTTGGTGTTAATGCTGAACCATCTATAAAACAAACTTCTGCCATATAACCATCAAAATAATCACTGCCTGATTGTTGACGACCTACTTGAATATTTTTATTAGCTACAAAAGCTGTATCATAATTTTGGTCTGGATAAGTTTCTGTATCGAATGCTGTAACTCTTGTACCATTGACATACAGTTTTGCTCTATCTGAAGCTGTGCTTTGTGTTGTATCAATAGCAACGCAGATGTGGTACCAAGCACTATGATCCCGAAAGGCTTGTGATGTTCTTAAATCTAAATTAGTTGAACCATCATAATCATAAATTCTTAAATCATTATTATTACTATCATCTTGAATAACTATTTGAAAATTATGTGAACCATCGGCAGATTCAAATATAATTTGATAAATATTTTGTAAACCAAGTTTTATCCAACCACTATAAGTAAATGTTCTTCTACTACTTGGTGTTCCTTGAGATTTGTGCATATACGCAGTACCAGCTTTGTCAAACCTACATGAGTTGGCTACTTCGTAACCTGTTGGTAAAGCTGAAGCTACATTACCTGGTAAAATTAAAGGCATTAACTCTCCAATCTTGGTAGTTCGCCTAATGGTCTAGTAACTGAACCATCCTCTTGTTCTGTATAAGTATATAAAGTCTCAAGAGCTGGTGTATCAGCAGCGTTTGTAATTGCTGTTTCCATTTCAGCAGCTTTTGTTCTTACTGCTGCTCTATGAGTAGTAATAGCTGATGGTACTGCTGTACCTGCATCTGCTTTTCTAACAATATACCAATCTGTATCAGATAAATTTGCTGCAGCTTGTGATTTAACTATTTGAATTAAATTATATTTTAATCCTCTATGTTTTACATCGCCCACATCCTTATCAGCTGGTATTTTATCATCTGTTTTATCTTGTTCTGTATATAAAGTATCAGCATGAGCTTTAGCAGTTGCGCTACCATAACTTGCTGTAATTTTTCCACCAGCAAAAGCAAAAGATTGATTAGTATTGATATACCATTGTTCATCTTTTTTATTAGTGTTATCAAATTCTACTTCATAAATTCCAATAGCTTCTAGTTCTGCTTTGCTCCATAATTCAAATATATTTTTTGAATGACGAACATTATTAATAACCATAGCTTTTGGTCTATTTATTATTTTTGTAATTGATCCTGATTCTACTAATCCCCACATATTATCTCCTATTAACTCTCTGGTATATTTAATGTTCTACCAACTTCTTGCCATATTGCTCCATTGTACCGGAATACAAAAATGTCCGTCTTACCATCTGTATCTGTTGTCGTAGGAGCAGTATCAGAGGCAAAATTAAATATTGCGTTCCACGAAAATGTATGACTTCCATTAAAATTAATTTCTATACAAATAAAAGCACCCTCTACTGCATTACTTGGTGCAGATAAAGTCGTATTTTCTGTTGTTTGATGATAAGCGTTTGGTTTATCGGAAGCATCCCAGGCAATTGCGTTCGATGATGATGTAATTGCTTGTTGAGCTACATTAGCTGCAGCACCAAAAGTTGCTATCCCACCCGCTGACATATCTAAAGTTAAAGCTGTAACACCTGATCCACCATCGTCACCTTTAAATATAATATCTTTATCTTGAACTTTAGCTTCTATAATAACATCACTAGAAGAATTGTGTATACGAAGCATTTCTGTACCATCGTCTTCATAGATAATTCCACTTGCAGCTGTTCCAGCGTCTAAAGTAATACCACCAGCAGATTCTATATTAATAGAATCAACAGCTGTACCATCAGATACAACGTCTAAATCTCCATCGGCATTTGAACCTACATAAGTTCCTGTATCATTAAATGTTAATTTATTAGTTGAGTTTAAAGTTAATCCTGTTCCATCTGTGTGAGTTAATGTTGTGTCATCATCAGCACCAAAACTTAGTACAGAAGAATCACTATCTAATTTAAGATCATTACTGACTAAAACAGCAGTAGAAGCAGTTAAATCAATTGTTGCTTCTCCAGCGACAGTCATTACACCATCAGAAGATTGATTAATATACGTTGCTGCGTCACCAAATGTAAGTTTACTTGTTGAGTTTAAAGTTAAACCTGTTCCATCTGTATGAGTAAGTGTAACATCCTGATCATCACCAAATTTTAAAACCGCTGAATCAGAATCTAAAACTACATCATTATTAAATATTGCAGTACCTGCATCTGACATATCTAATGTTAATGCTGTAGTGTCTGTACTACTATCTGTTCCTTTAAATATAATATCTGTATCACCAGCTTGTGCATCAATTGTAATATTACCTGATGATGTTGTAAGACTAACTGCTCCATCACCAGCTGAAATATCATCTGCTGCTATACCAACACCACTTTGAAAATATGTTTTTAATGTTGTGACATTAGTCATTCTCATTGTGCCACCATCATTTACAAGTAAGCCATCTCCATCTGCAACTGCTGTAGTACCTCGTGCAGTACCACCATCTATTAAATTAATTTCTGCTGCTGTTGCACTAACTGCTGTGCTTCCTAATGTAAATTGTCCATCAGGTACAATAAGTCCTGCTGCTCCACCTAATATTAAATCATCTGCTGATGTATCCCACAGCATGTATGCACTTGCTGTATCACCAAAAAATTTAACATCATATCCTGTATCATCAACACCAACTGTTACAGTGTTATCAATTTGTACTGCACCATCAATATCAACTGCGTCTAAATTAGCAGTACCATCAACATCTATATCACCAGCTAAATCAATTCCTGCTGCTCCAGCTAATACTAAATCATCTACAGATTCATCCCATAGCATGTAAGCACCAGATGTGGCACCAAAGAATTTTACATCATAACCAGTGTCATTGACACCAACTGTAATAGTAGAACTAAATTGAGAAGCTCCACTTACGTCAAGAGCGCCATTAAGATCAAGAGTTGTTGTAGCAATTTCTACTTCGGTATCTGCATCAATGTCTAATTGACCATCTGTACTTGAACTAATGGATAAAGCTGAATCCCTTAAACATAATTTGTTAGTTGAGTTTAAAGTTAAACCCGTTCCATCAGTATGTGTTAAAGTTGTATCTGAATCTGCACCAAAACTTAATACAGCAGAATCACTTAATAATTTAAGGTCATCACCTATAACAGCGTCTTTTGCTACAGATAATCCACCATCAGTTTGTAATGAACCATCAGTTGTAGAACTTGCATCAGTAGTGTCATCTGTTTTTACAATACCACTAGCTGTAACTGTTGTAGCAGTTAATGCTTGTGCAGCAATCGTGCTACCTGCTTGTGCAGTAAAAGTATTTGCTGTAAATTGAAAATCATCAGCACCTGCAATTTTAATATCTATTTGATCGTCTGTATCTGCTGTAATACTTGTGTCAGCATCAGCATCTAAAATAAATTCATTACCATCTAAATCATGATCTCCAGTAGATGCAATACCTGAATCAACTAAATTTGGATTAGTTGCATGATCAGCTGCAGCATAAACAATTTTAGTTCCTTTATCTGTTGCTGCAAAAGTAACTGAACTTCCTGATCCAGAAGCGTATTTAAATTGAACTGTATAAGCACCAGATGTACCATTAACTAAAACATACATCTGTTGAACATCTAACGGAATAGTTACAATTTGGTTTCCAGTAATAGTTCCAGTAAATTTTATAATTCTATGTGCAAGCACCGCGCCTGCTGAACCATCAGAAACAGATAATGTTGTTGTATCAGCTGAACCTGCTATATCTTGTTCTGTATAGCCACCAGCTATTTGTTCTACAATTTGTAAATTAGTATTAGTCTTCGTACCCCAATTACCGGCGTTCTCGCCAGTTGTCATTAGTTCTGTACCAAGACCTGTATAACTTGATGCCATATTCCTCCTACGCGCTTCCTACAAATACTTCTAAATCAACAGAAGCTGTATCTGCAGTTGCTGTAATATCTACTAAATCATTAAATGATACTGTTAATGCAGATCCACCCGCATGCATTGTATCTACAACTCCACCACTATTATCACCAGGATAAATAAAAGAATGTCCAGCGTCTACTTTAATTGCAAACTCTGTACTGTCTTCATCTCTAAATGTTAATGTAAGATGGTTCGTTGAATCTAAATTTGTAATTCTAATGTATCTAACATCATCTTCATCAAATTGACCCGCTAAATAACTTTTTGATAAATCTGTTGAAGAAGCTGTAGCAAAACCTAATAACCCTGTTTCAGTAGTTGAAATGGTTACTATTCTTTTAACAATTTCATTAACACTTGAAATATCTAACGATCTTTCGCTATTGTAACTATTATTGTTAAGTGTGATTTCTTCGATTACTTTAGTTGTTAGTGTTGCCATTATACTTTTCCACCTTTTTTCATTACGGCTCTTCCACCGCCTCTTAATTCTACTCCACCACCTAATATTTTTCTAGCTTTACTAATAATTTTTTCAGAAGTTGTTTCACTAGGAGAACCTCCTTCAGCTATAATCGATTCTACAACCTCTTTAACAATATTAGATTTCGCTTCTTCTTTTCTAGAAATTTTTTTTCTTGGTCCTGTTCCTGGCATATTTTCTCCTTACGGTGACTGAACGTTGACTGGTATACGTGGTTCCCCATCCGTATAGTCGTCTCGTCTTCGTCTCCCTATTTGTTCTGCACCAAACTTCTGAACTTCAGTTTGATACTTTTGTTCGTATAATTGTAACATATCCATCGGCCCTTTTAAATAGCTAAATGCTTCTACCAAGCATGCATATAAAAGTCCATTACCAAAATTCGTGCTGAGATAAGTTGTAGTATTTGCTGAGCTTAATCCCAAAGGTCTAGCATTATAATGCATTTTATACATAAATGCTGAACTTGGAGTAGGTACAATTGTTATTCTTCCTGAAGAAGAAGCTCCAGCTCCTGTAGCTCCTCCAGACATTGCATAATATTTTGGAGTTCCAGTAGTAGTTTCTGCTGCATCAAATTCTCTTAAATAACTAATATCTTTTTTCTCTAACCAGCTATTAGCTCCAGTTGCTGCTGTTGTTGAAGTATAAACCTGTATACCTCTGACAAATAAAGTACCAGCTGGTACATTTACATTGTCTTTTGAAGCAATTAAACTACCTATAACTTCTTTTCTATCTGCATCAATAGGTACATCTCTAAAAATTCTAAGTTCTGAATTATCTATAAATTGATCTGTTATAGTACTAGATAATACAGAAGTTCCGACTTCAGTGTAATTCTGAATTGCTGTTGTCAATGTTGAATATGTAAATCCTGCCATTATGCGCTAAGGGTTGCTGGTCCTACTGAGACTGGAAACCCTCCTCCTATAACTTCTCCTGCTGTTGCAGTGTTTGTATCAACTGTAAAATAAAACCAATCACTTGTTTTATCAGTATCTCTACTACCACTAACATACTTTCCTGTAGTAATAGCATACCCTGCTGATTTTGCAATATTGGACCCAGATATACCATCAAAGCTTAATGGATTATTATAAGTTCCAGAAGTTGAAGATGCTCCTCTAAATCTATAAGTATCTCCATTTGTTAAACCATGTTCAGGTGAATAAACATTTATAATTCCTGATCCTGATGCATAAGTTGTAAATGGATTGTGTGGTAATAACTGTGCTGTATCATTTTCAGTTCTATCAGGTCTTGCATCTCTTAAAGCTTGTGCATCTCCACCATGTGGTTTTGGTTGTAGTTGTGGATGCTTTGCTTCAAATTCAGATATATGTACAAACGCACCATTCCATTCTTTAACCATTTCGTTATATGGAAAAGCCATTCCACTTCTATCTGATATTGCCTGTGCGTGTTTTCCTCTTGAGTTTGCCATTATTCTTTATCCTTATCCTTGTTGGCAGCAGCCTTTTTCTTTTTACTCTTCTCTTTTGCTTTGTGGCGTAGGTGCGCTAATCCAAATGCAGTTGCACCAGCAACATACAATGGTATATTAGTTTTTGGACGTACAAATTCTTTTTTTACTGCTTTTGCTTTCTTTGTAGCTAATTTTGCTATTCCCATTCCTAATGTTTTAAGTGTCATAATTTCCTCCTATATGTTTGGATAATAATTTTTCGGAGTTATATAAGTGCTTGCTGCAGATCCGTCTTCTGACAGGGCACGTGCCAATTCATCTTCATAATAAAGTTTTAATTCTTGTGATCTTTGTGGTGAAAATTTTTGTGATAAATAAAAAGATAATCCAGAAACCAAACAAGGCATAAATCTATATGGAGCATTTGATGCATCTGTGTATGTTGCATCAAAATCTTCTAATCTTTTTACATAATAAATATGCATATCTTTAGAAGCTGCTGTTGAGTCTGGTGTTGGATAAACTGTAATTGTAGTTTTATCTATAAATCTTTGTACAAAGTATTGAGAAGGTGTTCCTTTAGATAATTTACTTGCAAGCGCAGAATATGCAGACCTTGCTATTTTAGTCATTGAAGAATCAGATTGAGTTGTCGCTGTTCTATTTTGTCTGTATGTTGCTTCTAAGACATCAGCCATTCCGTAAACGCTTGCTGGAGCAGTTGTCACGGAACTTGTACCATCACTACTTGCTCTGTAGAAAGTATATTCAGCTTGTCCTTCAATTAAATCAATATTAGTCTCAGCTACTTGCCAATAATGTAAACCTCTATTACCCCATTCCTGAAATAATAGGTTTAAAGATCGTCTAGCTGTTTTTAATTGATAGCCACTTACTGCTGAAATACCAATTCGCTCATAAGCTTCTTGTATAATTTCATCAACAGCAAATGTCTTGTCGAACGTTACTGTTCCAGAAGTAGTATTTGCCATTAGCTACCTCCTATGAATACAGTTTTCTAAATTCTGCTATAACCGTATACATGTTTCCAGAATCAGCCGCACCTGGAACTACAAAGTTAACATCACTCTGATTGGTATTATTTGATTTATCAGTTTTCATTCCACCAAATTCTCTAAAATCCCAATAGCCTGATCCCGTTAAACCAATAATTGGAATATCACCATCATCATCTTCTTCGTCTAAACGTGCGTATGAATCTCCTCCATCGCCACCTTGACATGAAAACCAAATTCTTTGCAATACTAAGTGTAAAGCAGATTTGCCTTCACCATTTTTTGCCATAGCGGAAACGTCACCAAATACAGTTGTTCCACCTGTTCCGTCTGATTGATTTACTATTTTAATAACCACTCTTGCATCATTTTCTTGCAAGATAGTTGGTCCTGTTACTGTGTCTGCCATAATCCCTCCTTAATCAAGATTACTAGATGGGGCCGAAGCCCCATCATGATTTATTTATTACTCGTAAACGTGTCTACTGATTGATGTCCAGTGTACGTCTATTGCTTCAGCTGCTGCCGCACCTGCTTCAATACCAATGTATGGAATTAAATCCACATCATTAGTTAAAGCCGCTGATTTAGTAGCTGCTTTTCCTGCTTCAACTGCTGTTACTGCAGTACCACCTGTGCTTCCTGCTGTACTAGTAATATTGTACTGTACACCATTAACAAAAATGGTTGCTTTTCTATCACTGTCAATAGCAATTTTTAAGTGATAAGGCGTATTCGCTGCCACTGCAATTGGAAGTTTACTGATGTAATCAGTACCACCAATACTGTGCACTAAGTGCCAGTTAGCAAAAGTAGTGAATGCTTCAGAGTTAGTAGCATCTGATTGAAACTTGAAAAAGATTTGGTCGTCATCAGTCGCAACTAATTGATCATTAGTTAACTTCAAACCAGCCCAAACTTTTTGGTTATCAAGTGCAGGTAACATAATTGAACATTCCCACTCAACCTGATTTTCAGTACCCCATAAAACTTTACTCCAAGCGGACATGTCAGTGTCCAAATGTGGTAAAAGAATCGCTTGATCCTGATCTGCACCAGCAGTTGTCATTTTGATTCCTGCTGAAGTTCCTGGGAACGTAGTTAAAGCAGTAGTCATGTTAGTACCTAATGTTTCAAAGTCTCTGTTAGCAATAACGTATGCTGCTAAAGCAGAAGCTGAATCCGCATCAGGGTCTATAATAGAAACCGCATTAAGTCCTGGTTTTTTAGCAAAAGATTCATAAAGATAATATCTTCTTGCATCTTTCAACCCAAAACCTTGGGTTCTGTCGTGAACAACACCTGTAGATGCTGTTTTACTGATTAGCTGTAGGTTGTTCTCTGAACGAACCGGTCCGCTAAATGTTGTGTTTGCCATGATTATATCCTCCTAGTTTTCCGAATACTGTCTCTAGGCCGTCGACTATACTCGTCAGTATTCTATAAATAATTGTATAGTGATTAAATTATATATGAATTTTTAGTAGAGTGCAAGAAATCCTTAGACTAAAATGCGATTTTAGCGATGTGGCTTTATTTAAGTTGCCACAGAAACTTGGGGGGCAGCATTATGAATTGCATTTTCTCTATCTGCAATCTTACGTTCCTCGGCTTTAATCTCACTGATAACACCTTTAATAGCATTATCGATTTCGACCATATTGAGAGTATATTTACCAAATTGCTCATACTCCAACTGCCACCTCAACTCCAAGGACCGTTTTTGTTTGTACAGGTCTTGTACCATCAATAACCTCCTCATAGGTTATTCTATTTATATGGGAGTCGTATACATTTTTGCCCATATATTCCCAGTTTATACTCTTTTCTCCAATTTTGTCAAGGATAGATTTTTCAATAGACTCAGCATTATCTTCTGCTTCTACTTCAAAAGAAGCATAGTGATCATAAGCCCATATTTTTACTAGGAATTTTCTCATTTTCTTACCTTATTTTTAAAATGTGGCGGAACTGTGTCCCGCCACATAATTAGTTTAGATTACGCACCTTCGCAACCGAAGATACCTCTAAAGTCTGATACTCCAAATGAGTATCTTTCTCTAGCTTTGTATCTAACGTTGCCAGTATCGAAGTCACCTTCCATAGCAGTTTTTAAGGCTGCTCTTTGGAACATCTTCATACCATTAGGCACATCAGTAATAAGATACCAACTGTCAGTATCAGTTAAGAAATTGTTCACTCTATATCCTTGAGGAACCATTCCCATTGACACAACAGCATTGATATCATTATCAGCTGTACCAGTTCTACCTTGAGATTTCATCAATCTCTCAGCAGTAAATTGGTTAGCCGAAGGGATAATCATCTTCATTGCTCTAGCTGCTACTCTCAAACCTCTTTCATCAGTCATCGCAGAAATATCAATTAATGCTTGCTCTAATGAAGTTTCGTTTAAGTCTGCTTGCGTAGTTAAAGTGTTTTTAACTGCTGTTCCGCTAACCGTTGCGTGGTTAGTTGAAAACAGAGAAACACCATCACCTGAATCGAAGTTATCCGTTGACGGAAGTCCATCGTTTAAAGGTTTTGCTGCTTTAACTTGTTTCGCATTAGACATAGAACGTGCCAAAGCTTTTGTATATCTAGAAGCAAGTCTATCGTAAAGATTATCTTCGATAGCTTCTTCAGTTATAGCAAATGCTAAAGCTACTGTGTCGTGAGTGTAACGAGCAGTGTAAGTTTCTTGAGCAGTATCGAATGATACTCCTTGACCTTCTGCTTTTACTTGTGCGTTAGCGAATCCAGATAACATCACTTCCTCTTCGAAAGCTCTGTCACTTGATTCAGTTACATAGATCTCAGCGTGCTGATTCTCGTAACGTTTGTATTCCAGGCCGAATAGTGCATTCAAACCTGGCTCTAGTTCTTTAACTAGCTGTGTTCTTGATATAGCCATAATTTAGTCTCCTATTCAGTATTAACTTCCAGAACTATCAATGTACTGGTTTAAGTTTTGGATTACAACAACGGTACAATAAGCGGCTGTTAGATCATTGTTTTCTGGGTCTTCTGCACTTCTAACTAGTCTCCATGTGTCGTTAGTTGCGTGAGTGTCACCAATGTCGAGTGTAGTGTTTGATCTTCCAGTTGAAGTGCTTCCACCTGTATTCACATCAAATGTGTCAAGGTATAAAGCATGTGCACCGACAACAGTAGAAGCTACTGCTGCATCAGTTGCAACATTATACAATTGGAAAGGATAGTCATTTACAAACGCTTTAGTGTCTTCGCTGTTTGCTGGTGTAATAGTTGCATTATACCAACTTGCAAACGTAGGCTTCAACGTAGTTGCAGCATTGTAAAATATACCCTGTAAAACACCTACAGACTCAGCAGTGGCTGCATCTTCAGCAGTAACGATGTATCCAGCAGTTACTTGAACTGCTCCACCATTAAACTTGTTTGCAGAGTCACCAGCATCTATGAAGTATTCGGATAATCCTTGAGTAGAAGGTGTATTACCTAACGTACCTGCTGGAATAAAACCGAAA